ATTCCCATCAGCAGATTTAGTAGCGCTAAGTGCAAAAGACGCAGAGGCGTTCGTAACCGCAAAAGTAGTCCCATCAAACGTCAACGCACTCCCGCTCGTCGCTACCTTGCTGCCATCCAGATACAACACGCCGTTGGCAGTGCCGCCGGAGAGAATAGGATTAGCCGTAATAGACACCACACCCGTAGAGTCAGCAATCGTTGCTGCGGCTGTGCCATCCTTGGCTTTGATGTTAGTGACTTCAATGTTTGTCGTATCAACCGTCGTGGCGTTTAACTGCCCTACGCCTGAAATATCACCCGTAGAGTCAGCAATCGTAACGACGGAGTTTTGAACTAACTTACCCGTCGCACCATCGAATCGTACAATGGCATTATCTGTAGCCGATGCTGGGCCAACAACATCACCTGAGGCTCCGGACTTCGAAGCGATAAGCTGTACTGTTCCGCCGCTGTCTTTGTAGTACAACTTCCCGTCATTCGTGTTGATTGCTAACTCGCCATCAGCAAGATTCCCCGATGTGGGTACCGCTGAGGCGGTTGTGCTTCGATACAACTGGATAGGAGTGTAGTTTGCTTGCGCCATGTGATCTACCTCAAGTGAAAATACCGCCGTCAACCGCTGCCCATTCAGGTGCAGTGGCTCCGGCTCTTAATACATAACCTTGCGTGCCGAGCGCTAACTTTGAAAGCGTCGTTGTGGCCGATGCGTATAACAAGTCACCTGCCGTGTACGAAGCCAAATTGGTACCGCCCTGCGCTACGGCCAAGGTTCCCGATGTGACCTGGGATGCCGCAATCGCAATCGACGTATCCGTGGCGCTTGTAATCTGCCCCTGAGCATTCACCGCAATCACGGGAACAATCGAAGCCGACCCGTAAGTCGCTGCGGATACGCCCGTATTCGATATCGCAATCGTGACCGGGGTCGAGCCGTTGTAACTCGTACCACTCAACCCCGTGCCGATGGTGAGCGCATTGCTTGCCGTAGCCGTAACAGTAACCGAGCCACCAAGACTGACTGACGAACCGTTGATCGTGATTGATGAATTAGTCAGCGAAGCATTAGCAATATTGCTTAATGTATTGTTTGAGCCGTTAATCGTTTTGTTGGTCAGCGTTTCCGACCCCGCCAGGGTCGCTAGGGTTCCCGTCGTGGGTAGGGTGACGTTGGTTGCGCCGGTTTGCGTGAGCGTCAGATCATGCGCACCGGAAAGCGTAAGCGATCCACCTAGTGTGATGGTTTTGCCTGTGTTCGCAACGCCTGTGCCGCCGTTTGCGCCGATCAAGATGCCATTTAATGTAATAGCGCCTGTTGTTGCGGTTCCCGGCGTTAATCCAGTTGCGCCGGCTGAAAATGACGTTACGCCTCCGGATAACGCAAATTGACGCCAAGAACCTGAGGCGTAACCATCAAAAGTTTGTGTATCGGAATTAAAGCGAAATTGCCCATTTGTGCCTACCGGCTGCTGCGCCGTTGAGCCAATTGGAATGGTCATTGCACCCGTACCAGGTATTATTGGATTAGACGATAATGAAATAGTAGGCGCACCTGCTACACCTGTGCCATTTGCAACATCAATTTGACTTGCAGTGCCTGTAATGGCTCTAGTTCCGGCAGTTGTGCCACCAGAAATAAACACCATACCTGAACCGCTAAGATTTGCAAATGCTGCAGCCATACCTGATAGTGCAATTGTAGGATTGCCACTAACACCAGTATCGTCTGTAATGCTTAAACCTGAGCCTGAAATAGCAATTTGGCGTGCAACAACTGTCGATGCGCCTGTTTTAACTATTATGCCATTGGACGCAGCTTCAAGAGAACCTGATGCGCCATTAAGACTTATACGATAATAAGACTGTGCGCCACCGTCTGTTAAACCCAATCCAGTATCTGTTGATAAATATCGACTATTCGCTAATGTAGGCTCTTGATTCTTTGTTAAAAATGTTTGCGTTTGACTAGGCGATGCAGCAACGGCGCCGGTTGTTGTTCTAACCGTAACACCATTTTGAACAATAGGCACAAGCTCGGTGCCAGTAATAGCACCCGCTGCAGGTAATTCAGTAATACGAACGTTAGCTGTCATATTATGGACTCAAATTGTTGAGGTTACCATTTAGCGGCGGCGTTGCTGTATTGGACTCAGGCGATATGAGATAGTCACCATAAGGATTGGTAACAATCGCGTCGTTGTCAGCTGCAACACTAACGTCAGGACGAGGAAAGCGTAATGCAATTTTTTCAGGCTGCCGCGCAGGTAAACGATAAGGATCTTTTTGATCCGCACAGCCTTGATCACATACACGCAATCCAGGGAAATTAGGGTCCATGCCAAGACTTGGGTACGCACGCTTCATTTTACAACGATCACATATTGCAATCGAAAGAACCGTATTACCAAGTGTATTAAGAAAGCGTGGCATAATTACCGCGTATAGTAACTAATATTGGGCGCAAAATAAATTGGGCTCTTATCTCTTTCTTCCTGCTCGGCCATAAGCCAATACTTATCAGCTTGTTGCTCACAATATTGGATACGATCAGTTGCAACAGCGGGCAGTTCCATAGCCATTTGATGCGCAAGCATATTTTGTACGGCTAAGTACCAACGCTGCGGAATAGCCAAAGAGCCCGATAAGGCGCCTACGTCTTCAATTTGTCGATAACGCCATGCAACCAACTGAGGCTGATATGTACTAGGCGCAGGCCACAAATACATACTAGGCTGAGGAATAGTGCGATCAAACCAATACTGAAGAGGATAATTATTAGAAAAATTCTTATTAGGAAGATTAGTATAGTCATCGCGGTTAAGACGTGCCAAAGGAATTTCCGTGGCGTTTGAACCAAAGACAACTTGGTAGACTCCCATATTGCTACCGGCCGTCTGTAAAATCCGCCAATAAGGTACCGACGCTGAAGGTTCCAGATCATAATAAATCCATTGTCCAGAGACCCAAGATGTGGCTCCAGGGCTCTCAATTGTAGTCCATGTGGAATTATCTGTTGAATACTGGATTTGTATTGTAACCGACCCTGTAATGGCTGGCAAAATACCTACGGTGCCAATATAAACGTCATTGCCCGTGCCTAGATTAATGCCAATATTACCAGTATTATTTGTAAGCTGACAAATATTGGTAAATTGCCCATCAAAAGCATTAGCAGCAACGCCTGATGAGCTATACCCACCTGTTGTATTAGCAGTAACAGTTCGATAATTTGCATTTAGAACGTCAACCGTGCCTACAGGCAACGAATAAACGTATTTCTCAGGCACAAGACCAATAACTGTTTTCTCAATACACCAGTAATGAATGCCGTAATTGGCAAGGTTAGATAGCAAGTAAAATAAGCTGGTTTTAGCTGCAGAAACTTGCTCATTGGTTAGCTCTTCAGCAAGTTTGCCGGCGCGTCTAGCGCCGTGATCAATCAATTGCTGAACAGTAATTACGGTTTGTCCAACTGTTCCGCTTGTCGCCATTTACCACCCCGGGCAGTTCCAACGTTTCAATGATGCTGCTTTGCGCGTTAAGTTACCTTTGTCGTCGTATTTTGGACCAGGCATACCGCTCATACGTGCGCAAAACGACTTTTTACGTCCAGCATCTGCTTTTGTTTTTGGGTGTGGTGCAGGTGCTTTTAAGTTTGCGCCTGTTGCGCGATTGAATTTTTGGCGACCTTTTTCAGTTAACCCCGCGCCTTGTGATGTAGGCAGTTTTTCACCACGAGAAACAGATAAACGTGGGTCACCACCTTTGGCCATCTTTTCAGGTAGTTTAGAGTAAGCTTTGCTCTTAACATTAGATTGCGTATATTCTTTTGCAACCTTTGAAGGTATACCTACTCGCTTAGCAAATGAAGGGTTATTTTCTGCAGCCTTCATTAATCTAAATTGGGCTTTAGTTTTAGCTGGCACGTTATGGGCCTTCTTTAATTAGAATAATATTAAAGTAAGCACTTACCGAGTTATTCGCGGCGGACCCGATTGCGGTTGCCCCAACGCAGTTCTTCTCAGGAATTACATAACAAGGATCGAAGTGGTATTCCACCGAACCGTTATTAAGTGTAGTCACGGCGCCGACGCGCAAAATACCATCAGGGCCATGCTGCTTTAAGAAAGCGGTTACCGAAGTCGATCCAGACGCCTGACCCGCAGTAATTAAGCCGCTCACCATATAGCCCGTATACCCAGCAGGCACGCAATAATGTGCCGTGGTGCGCTGGTTGTAACCGATGGCAATAAGGTCATAAACCGTTGCAGGAACACCCGATGTAACGATTCCTGTGCCTGCGTAAAGTGTGCCTGCGTTTGCGCCTCCAGAGCCCACAGTAACGACATAAAACGCATTTACATAAAGAAATGAGTTAGTCGTATTAACCGCGGTTTGGCCGTTGAGCGTAATGGTCTCAGATACCGTGTTGTAGTCGCCATCAAGCCCAGATATCAGCACGGTCCTGGCGCCAGTACCTGCGGACGTATCGTTAGCGTCTGAAGAGCTAATCTTCAAAACCGAGGCGACAGTTGGATGTGGAGTAGTGCCGCCATCTGGCCAAATTGACTCTTCTGAAGTATCAAGATCGCCATTATAGCCAAAGATAATGATTCCAGAATGACCTTGAATTTGATTACGGGCTACTTGTAGCCCGAAAGGCTCAAACGTACCGCCACGAGTTACGGACGAAAGTATCGTAGCCATAATAAACCTTTATGATTAAACAGGGGCCGAAGCCCCTATTAATTAGCAAGAACCACCGTAGGCTTTCTTCATTTTACCACCGTGTTTAGCATTTTTCAATGCTACACCACCAGTGCTATGCTTAGGTACTACGCCACCAGTTTTTAGACCCTTATGTGCCTTTGATGCGGCTTTCATTTCATGCTTTTGAAGCTTAGCCTTCACACGACCGATCTCTTCAGACTCATTGCGAATCTCTTTCTCGATCTTGCCACCATCTTTACGCATCATAGGACCGCGCATACCACCTGAAGGCACTGTCATTTTAGGCGCTACACCGCGACGAGCGGCCATGGGCATGCCACGTTCCGAAGGCATTGCAGCCTTGGGCATACGCTCATTTGTAGTAGCCAGCGTAGGATTGCGCATTGCGCCGCCCATTGCTTTTTTCACAGTGCCACCATTTGCAAGTTTAAGAATAACGGAAGGCTCAGTCGTTTCCATCTTTGGCATTAGCTTAAATTGACCCATGATCAATTACTCCTTACGCAAAAGATTTATAAACGATTGTTACGCGAGCCGCGCCTGCGCTTGCAGCCGTACCAGTTTGACTGAAAGTTACCGTTGCGTAGTCAACATCACTGCTACCTACATTAGCCCATGCGCTATATACACCGGTTGTAGCAACCGAAGCGCGTCCGGCCGAGCCAACCGAAGTAGCAGCAACATACGCCGCAGCAGACCCTGTCTTACCAACCGTGACCGTGTTGGTCGTGCCAGCATTAAAGGCCGTTGTCACATCAATATTAATATTGATGATTTGCGCATTTGCAGGAATAGTACCAATGGTGACTGCAGACGTGTCAGTGTAGGCAATTGTTGCTGTAATTGCCGACAGCTGACCTGCTGTATTAGTTACGCTATTGTTGTACGCCATTTCTTTCTCCTATAAGGAGAGAGGCCTAAGCCTCTCACCGGTTTAGACACCAGGAGTGCCGTACATGGAGCGCCAGTCAGTCCAGCCAAAGTCATAACGTTCGGTGGCTTTATAACGCATGGAGTCGGTTTCAAAGTCACCTTCCATGGTCTTTTCAAGCTTACGACGCATCATGAGCTTCATACCTTCCGGAGCATCAGTCTGCACCCACCAAGCATTGGCATTCGTCAAACGTGAAAGCACCGTGGCACCTTCAGGCAGCAAACCGATCGATTTAACCGGGTTGATGTCGTTGTTTGCCGTACCAGCACGAAGCACCGACTTCAGCAAAACTTCTGCTTGGAAGACGTTGCCTGGAGCAACAACAAGCTTAAGAGGCTGTAAGCGAATCTTTTTGCTGTTGTTGTCAACTGCTTGACGGATTTGAATGAGCATTTGCTCAAGCGAGGTTTGCGACAAGTTGGCTGCGGTTGACAGCAGATTAGAAACGTTACCATTCACAATGGGGTGAGTGGTAGCATTCAACTGCACACCGTCGCCACCAGGATAGCTCGAGTTAAATGCGTTATTAAGTATATTGGCGCCAAGAGTTTCTTTGGTTTCCACCAAAGACTGTGCCAAATGCTTCGCATAAACTTGACCAATCCGGATATGGTCGCCATCTTCAACAAGCACTTTAGTCAGTGCAAAGGCCAGGCCATACACCGAGTAAACGTAACGCTTGAGGAAGAGCACACCACCCTGTTGGTAAGCAACTGGGCTACCGTCAGGAAGTTGCGGTGCTGCGCCAAAGCCATAAAGCACGGGCTCTTCGTGATAATTACGGGGGATACCCATTTGCTCACGAAAAACCGTGGACCATTCATCCGATCTTTGGTCGTAGACGCCATCAAAACATTCGTTAAGAATAGGTTCGACTATCGACCTAAAGTCGGTACTGCGCATCGGGGCTGCCATTTCTTAGCCCTCCTTAGAATGCATTAACGGTCGCTTGAACTTGCGACTCGTTAATAGTTACACGAACAATCGTGAATGCATCGCCCCAAGCATTACCAGGGTAAGGTGCAATATCAACGATACGCATTTGAGCCGAATTGCCTGAACCAACCAGAGTTGTCGATAGCGTAGCTTGCGACAAACCGGTAGTTGAAGAACCAGCCGTGATGTTGGTAAAGTCAGCCTGATCGCCAATTGCTGTTTGAGCCAACGAACCATCTGCTTGGATCTCATACACAATAAGCGGATCGCTGTAGAAGTATGCAGTAGCCACGGTGTTAGTAGCGAGTGCAGTACTGGCAGGCCAGTAATTTGACACGCGATAACGACCGGTGCTATCAGTAAACTCCACGCCAGCAAAGGCGCCAACAAATGAATCACCTGCAGCAGCGGGTACAATCTGACCACTGCTGTTGTACTTAACGGGTTGGCCTTTCAGAATCTGAGTAGCATACCCGGACGGAATGCCGCCGGCCAATACCGTCGCGCGATCCAACCCAGAAGGGTGGTACACGGGACGAAGGCCAAACGGAGCACTAGTAGCGCTCATGATTAGTCCTTATCAAAATGCTCAAGCATCGCAGTAGCTTATTCAAAGACTGGGATTGCTGGAGCAGGGTTTCTAAAGTTCATGCCGTCGCCTTCGACCATAACAAGTGAACGACCATTTTTATCGCGAGCATCGAGTAACTGGTCTTGTTGCACTTTGATTTTCTCTTGCTCTTCAAGAGGCAACCTATGATGTAGTTCATACATCATCTCCTGATAGATATCCATCGGGAGCTTAAAGAGAAGCATTTCATTACATGCAACAAACCCAACATGCTCACCAGCTTTCACTTTTAAATGCTCAAAGCCAGGCAACTCATCAGCTTTCACGGGCTCATAGCCCAGGCGCATTCTTTTGTGAATCGGGTCATACGAGTTATTGGAAGAGAGCCAGCATAGATGATAGCCTGGAATCTCGGGGGGTGTTGGAAGGGCTTCTTGCAGCCATTCCGTGCGGAACATCTTACGACGTTCCTCTGATAATGCAAATTGTTTTTCAGGAGCTTGCCGTGATTCATCTTCAGCTGCACGATTTTCACGACCAGCACGTACATTCTTTCTTAAGCGATCGTCCATATTAACCTCTCTTCTGTTGACGGTCAAATTCCGCATACTTCTCGATCATGCGATTACGTTGTTCAACGTTATCCCACATGCCTGCGTCTTTAATAGCTTTGACGCGGTCATTACTGAGTTTGTACTCAGTAAATCTAGCAGATGTTGATTCGCGGCCGGAACTTGTCACAGGAGATCTCGGTTTCGGAGTTCGTGTATTGCTACTATACCCCGAATTATAGCGATGTGGAAGGTATTTTTGCACTCTCTCGTCCAATTCGTCCCAATAATCGGCCAAAGATGGGTCGTAGCCCTCTTCTGTGAGCTGATTATCAATCATTTGAGCAATTTTTGAATCCGGATCTCGTAATTGAGGGTCATACCAACGATTACGTCCCATCCAATTAGCTGCGTTCTTTTGCACCATCGGATCCGGTACTGTGATGTTTTGCTTAGGTTGAGAAAGCTGCTTTGTGGCAGAATCCTTCATCGCTTGCAAACTTTCCAACTGGCGCTGACTATCGTACCAAAGCTGTTGTGCCTTGGCCATGTCATCGCCATTTCTGGAAGTCGTCGCTTGCTTAATTTGCAACTTTGCGTACTCTACACGCGTCGCAGCGTCGTCAATTGCCTTTTCTAGCCTTGCAAACTCGGCACCAGATGTTTTTGTCTCAACCGCAGCAAGGCGTTGAGCCAAATCTTGGTTTTGTTTGCGTAAAGCATTGATAAGATGATTAGATTCGCGTGCTTTTTCACGGTGAAGTTGCTTTTTGAGCTTTCTTTCCTCACGGCGTGCAGCCCTTATGGCTTCTCGATCGTCATCTGGGCCATAGTTGCTATCATCATCTTGAGAATCGGGTCCCTCAGTGTCATCTGATGCACTAGATGAGGCATCATGCGCGTCATCAGCGTCTTCTTGAGCAAGATCTTGGCTTGATATAGGCATTTTTACAATTGCCGAGCCATCTTGTGACTCCGCAACTTGTAGTTCCAACTTTTCTGTGGCGTTCATTTCATAGTTTCCTTTCAAAACTTAAATGAAAGCTTTGATTTTCAATGGATCGCCCGTGACTTTACCAATTAACTCATGGTCATTGAAAAAAGTGAACAGGGCTTTGCCCTTTTGGTCGCCTTTTTCGTAGTCGACTTCCCATCGATCACCGCCCCACTTTGGCACGCGAACAAATTCACCTATATCAGCCCACGATCCTTCAGGCCAGGGTTCCATTGACTCACGTTTTCTAAAGGCCAAAGGCCCAATTGCAATGACTTTGCCAATCATTGTGTTCCATTTCTCGGTTTCTTTGGTTTCTTCAACCAAAACCAAGCCTGCCTTTGACACTTTTTCCTTTACCGCACGCAATTGCACTAAGACTCTTGCTCCGTAAGGTGCCATCATAGGGTCAACGTTAGGAAACGCTTCTTCAAGCGTTTGTTCTACAATGTCATTCGACATTTTCATCCTCTTCTAAAAGTTGGTTGATAATATTCAAGGCTTCATCCAAGCCTTGGTGCTGGCCGACTAAACGCTGGTAAGCATCAAAAGATTGCGGAGTCCCATTAGCTAGAGACCCAGCAAGTCTTAATTGCGCAGCTTTTATTCGACCAATGACATCGGAAACACGCATTAACGGCCCCGACCGGATGACTTCTTAACAGGCATGCCAATGGCAATCATCAAGCCGGGTGGCTTTTTTGACATGCCGCCTTTTTTCATTGTTGCAATCTTAGTTTTGCCACCTATTGGCAGAGGTGGAGGTGCAGAGCCACGAGCTGGCAAATTAGCAACGCCCTTTTCCGGCATAACTTGTCCGCCTGCTTTGTATTTTGGAATTGCGCCTTTACCTGCAGCTTTTGCAACGCCTTCGCTTGCTCCCATAGCCATACGCTTATGGAGGTTAATTCCTTCGTCTGACATTTCATGCTCCTAAAGAAGTTTGAACAGCACGCTGCGCGTCAAGAGCAGTACGTACCTGCTCATTTTGCAATTCGGCAGCATCGCGCGTTAATTCTGCCGTCTTGATTCTCTCATTGACCAAGTTATCTTCCGTGTTCATAATAATATCGGCTTGGAGTTTAGATTGATCAAACTCGGCCTTTTGTTGTAACTTAGCCATATTAAGCTGTACATCGGCTTGATCCTTAACAGCACGCCTTTGTGTTTCGGCCATAGATGTTTGCACAAACGCCTGTGTTGCCGGATCCATAGGCGGCTGAGGTTGCAATTGCTGCATGACTTGCATAGCGCCTTGTACGACTTGTTGAATCTTTTCAAATGTCGTAGCCGTATCCTTATGCACCAACTGTGCAATGACGGCCATAAACTTATCAGCCTCATGCGGTAAGCTTTGCTCTTTTAAGACATTAAAAGGCCGATCAAGCGCGGCGCTGGCATACCCATCAACCTGATTCAAATACCAAAGCGTTAAGTGCTGCTTAGCGTGCTCTAAAAACGCCGGTGTAAAAGACTTAGCAATCAAGGGGCTGGCACCATATGTAGGATCAATTGCATAGGCACAATGGACCATAAGGTGTGCAATATGATCTTGTCGAGGAAACGCACCAACGGGTTTGCCCAATGTCATTGCAACATTTTCCAAAGCCGGATTCATCTCCTTAACATCTTTAGGATCTGGCAAGACTTCGTTAATGTCGGGCAGCTTAATTTGCTTTAGAATTCGCTTTTCAACGGCTAGGCGGTTATACAAATCCGGATTTTTCTCGGCACGTGCTGCCAAAGTTTGAATTTGCGCATACCGCTGAGTCTCGGCAAAGATATGCGGATCACTAACCGGCATAACATCGCTGTTCTTTTCAAAGTCTTCCTTTGAAATGCCGAGTTCCTCGACCATCTCGGCTTTGTCCATATCCTCAAAATACCAGCGGTTGATTCGCGCAAGTACTTGTAAGACACGACGTTGGCTGGCATGCAATCGTGCATGAATGGCCGAGAAGACCGCCGCGCCTTGTTCAATCAAAGCTTGTGTTGTGCCAACAGGTGCGTTGGATGTAACGTCGGCAATTTTTTCCTCGGACGTCGTCACAACGCCCTTTGCAGCCGTGGTCAACCAACCAAGCAACTCGAGCAAAACCGGGCTAGGTTGATTAAATGGCACAGGCATGGCGACTTTACGAATATCATCTACGCCAGGAGCACCTTCAATTTCCGAAACCTGCGTCGGCTCAATACTTGTAGATTGACCGCTAATCTTTGCGCCTTTAAGCTTCAACATGGTAGGCGCATTGACGATATGCGCAGCATCGAGCAACGCACGCAATGAGCCCGTCAACGCTGCCGATAAACCACCAATCAAATGCGGCATACCAATGGCGTAGGCGCCTCGCCATGGAATAAATGGGAACTCGATGAGCCAATCAAGTTTTTGCATTCGCTCGTCGTTATACTCCCAATTACGATATAAGCCAACCACGGCGCGGTTAAGCTCATCGACCATCAGAATATAAGGTGCCCGTTCGCCTTTTGAAAAGCTATCATCTTCCTCATCCATTTCCAACCATGTATAGATATGGAAGACGCGGCGGACGCCGTCAATGTTCATAGCCTGCGCGGCTTTACCTTCAACCTTATCCGTTGCTTGCTCGGCCTTGGTTTGATCAGGCGCTTCGGACGGTGGCGTTAAGTCCAAGTCAATATACAAACCTTGATTGACGCGCATGTCAAAGGTTTCTTGCGTAATGTCGTTAACTTCCGTTACGCGTTGAGCTGTATAAAAACTTCCTGCCGCATAGGGCAAATAGATATTATCGATGGGGACAAACTCGACACACGGCCGTCGTTGCTGCTCATCAAACCACATCTTAAAGTATTGACTACCGCCAAGGGGCATTTGCGAAAGCATTTGCTCTTCCTCGGCTCTAAATTCAACAATTTGCTCGGTGAGCTGCCAGTTCATAAAGTCGCGCTTACGCTCGGCACGAGCAACCTTATTATCCGTTGTCTCGCCTACAAGCTTAGTCCGCACCGGCCCTTCAGGCGGGAATAGTTCCTTAATGGCACGAGCTGAGAAATCCACGCATGCTTCGGCCATGATGGGATGCACGACTTTGCTGGCGCCTTGAAACTGCGCTCCACCCGGAGCGTCTTTGCCTAACCCTGTCCTGCGGATCCCTTCCTCATATTGTTTATCACGCTCTTCGCGCGCCTCGCGATCCTTTTCAATGAGGTCAAGATACTTCTGAGCAAGCGGTGTAAGCTTATATTGCGGAATCGAATCGGCCATGTTTTCATAGAAGTCAGGCTCCTCTAAAGGTCCAGGATCTTTAACGCGAACAATGGCACTGCCATCGGGTAATTCTTCAACTTCAGGCTCTTGTTTATCAAACAATTCAAAAATTGAAGTATCTTCCTCAGACTCTTCGATTTCGGCATCTTCAACTACCGGATCAATAAACCGATTAAAGTCTTGAGGGATTGGCATCTCAATAGCCATGGTTATAAACTCCGGTTTACGTTGTTATCTTTCGCCTGCCGATTGCTCTAAATACCTTGCAATCCATTCGCGATCATATGGATGCTTTAGTGTAGGCCCAAACATATTACGATTGCGAATCTCAGATGCCATTTCCAGCAATCTTTCAGGACTATCTTCAATGCCATAACTAACCATAAAATTGTATGCAAGCGACGAAAGTGAAGCAGTGTCTTGCCCAGCAAGTGCGGCGTTTAAGTCTTCATCCGAAAGCGCCGTGATCTCATAAGGGATACGATTATACTCGGCGTTGCCATCAAACCAACCTGCAGCGTCTGCTGCGTTAAGAATGTCATTAACAAGAATAGGCATTCTAATATCATCAATCATTCTTACAAGTATTTCACGTCTTATCGGATCATCAAACATAGGCCCCAAAGAATTACCCTGTCTAAGATGTGGCTTTGCAAAGTTAGTCCAATTCATAACATCAACCTGCACGTCGTATGATTCCCACGGCGACCCAGGCAAGCCAAGTGGTGTCACTTCATTCATTAATTCACGATAAAGCCCGTTAAAGAAAAGCGCCAATTCTCGTAAATCATTTCCATTAACCATTGCGTAAACTAATGGCGTCGATAGTTGTTGTATATCATTGGGAATGGGGTATTCCACAGGTGGAGTTTGAAAAAGAGATATAGCATTGTTGCGTAGCGTTTGCTCATTGGGTACATGTAAATGCACGGGCTCTGCAACCCAATCGCCTTCAAAGTTTAAAGGCTCTTCTGCAATAGGCGGCGCGAGTGCGGGCTCAAGAAGCTGTGCAACAGGCTGTTGTGGCACAGGAGGCGGAGGCGGAGGTGGTGGGGGCTCAAGCGCAACTTCAGGCGGGCCAAGCTTTTCCATTTCTTTATATGATCTGTATTGATCGCGTAATTCTTTGCGCGTAACAAACCTTTTACCATCAACAGGTGAAAAGTCGTATTTAAGCACTTCAGGTTCTCTTACGCCTAAAGATTGCGCAATTCTTGATGACGAGTCTTCATGAAGCAAGTCAACAATATGACCATTTGTGTTAACAGTTAAATCATCGATACCATCGTAGTTGTTAGTAATTAAATGCGCTTTTGTGTTTAGATAATCAGCAATAGGGCCTGCGAGCTGATGAATGTTAATAATTTGTCTATCATTGGGGCCTTTTACCTGTGAAAGCGCAAGCAATCCATTGGCTACTTTATGAAATTGCAAAGACGCAATAGGCAATCCTGTTTCAGCATCTCTAATGCTAGGGTACATTGATCTATTGGCAATTGCAGACTCAATATACCGAGTCATGTCTACACCTGATTGGGACTTGCCCGTTACCGGATGCACAATGCCCTTATAAAAATGTCTACCCTTTTCCAATGTAAAAGGGTGTTGCCGCCATGTATGCTCGCCGCCTTCAGCAAGGCAATGATTCAACACTTCGGTATCCATTGAAGCCAATCGTTTAAGCTCATCTACAGGGAGTGAGTCATCAAGCTCGACCACAGCAATCTTGCCTGAAGGATCCAAGAAGCTTGCAAATTGATACATGTCTTCTTTAGCTTGCGTTGTCACATCGGTGACAAACTGCTTCAATGCAGTTTTTTCTTTGCTTTCACGTGCAATGCGTTCCTGCGCTTCTTTTTGCACTGCCTTAGGAAAATCTAAATTATCAAGCTGCGCGTCCGTAAGCTTGCCTGAAAAATATTTTCTTGTAATTGCGTCGATAGTGTCTTGTAATATAAGCTTTTGTAAATTTGAGCCTCGATAATACGTATACAGCGTTTCAGACTCAGGCACTTTATCAAGATGCGGGTAAACAAAACGTTTTGCGCCTAAGCCTTTTATAAACTCGGCTCTTTTTTCAGGTATGAGAGGACTAACTGCTCGATCGGCTGTATGCTCGTATTGCAAAGCTGCATTAAGATTATCAACCTTTGTTTGCGCGGCATCAACTCGTGGCGCAAATTCTCGAATTTGACGTAAAGTATCTGCAAAAATTGGATAATCTATGGGGTCAACAATGCCTGCTGCAATTGCTTCGCGCCTTGCTTCTTCTTTAGCAAATTCTAAATGATCCAAATGATATTCTAGCTGTTCTAATTCTCTTTCAGCTTGCACAGCCGCGATACGTGCTGGTGTCTCTATTTCAGGGAAACCGGCTTGTTTGCGTACCTGTTGAATATAGTCAGTTGGTTGTGGACGATCAAGCTTTGCGGAAAGATCTTCAGCAGATGCAGGGCCTTCACCCTTTGCAATAAGCTGAATCATCGGATCTTGTTCTGTACCTACAAACTTTGATACATAATTGCGTACAACTTTCTTATCAATCCAATCATCAAGTTTAGAAAGTTTATGCTCATATTCCTCCATGGTTGGAATATAAACGCCTTCGGCGTCTTTCCACTTTTGTAATTCGTCAGACTTCAAGAACTCTGAAAAGATCTTTGCATTCTGCTCTTCCATTGCTGGACCTGTATTAAAACGCAATCGATACATCTCATATGCTTCCGCGGCGTCTGTAGCCATAGGAAACATTTTTCGTACGTAGTCTTCAGTAAATTCATTACGCATTACATTTAGCGTATGTATTTTTTCTTGAGGTATATCAATGCCTAATGCGCGTGGCATTTCGTAAGTATCAAAATAGGCATTGCGAATTGCGCTTTCTAAATTACGAGGCTGTCGAAACTGCTCTGTTGTATATGGCACATCAGAAAGCTTAAGAGTATTCTTAAGTGACAATGATAAGCTACTGTCTACATCACGTTGCTCAGGCTTCATTCCAGATGGAATCTCAGGCTGCAGAATTCGAGAACCCTGTGGCCGTATGGCTCCACTTTGACTTTCTAATAATAGACCTAAGTCTTGACGTTGCTGAGGCAAAGCCTCACCTACAATATCAATGCCCTTACCAATCTGCGCACCGAGAGTAGGCTCATCCATCACATTGCGGCGCGTCAACCCTTGCCGTTGCATAGCAATATCGGCCGGAATATCTCTTAATTCGCCTAAACGCATACCGGTTCGAGCGCCTGCAACTTGCATGGCTTCCGGCGTCATAAGCGGACGGCCCGGTACCGTAGGCCATAGATGCGGCATCTTGGACGCTTCAAAACCTTGCGCAATGGCACCTAAAGCACCTTGTGCGCTCTCGGTTTTAGGCTCATACGTCATGGCGTTGATGGCGTCGGCCACGATGTCCTTATTAACATCGGGTGAGGGCGCATAGCCTAGTTTTTGTCGAGCGGCTTCGGTTCCGGCGCGTCCTACGCCATAAAGTGCTGCTGCGGGAAAAGCTAATGCACCTGTGCCGAGCGTTGCTGCCACTTCGGCCGCGGGTCTCATCGACTCTGCTGCACGCATCGTAGGCGACACAGATGATAAAGCACCATACGCTTTTCGCGTGGCATCGGCCAGCTTATCAGCATATGACTTAGGTTGTGGTGGAAAACGTTGTGAGGTATCAGACCTGGGTTGCATACCTTCGACATAATGCCGAGTATGCATATCACGAATAGCTTGTGTTTGCTGATCCGGACTTGAGCGCGCAACACTGGGCACTTCTGATCTTGCTTCTTGTCGCTTTCTTAGTTCATCCAACGCCAATGCGTACCGCATTTCATAATCGGTAAGTGGGCGCTGTTCAGGTTCTTGAATTGCTGAAAGAAAACCCGCAAGTTCATCCGTTGCCATAGATGGGTCCCCACCATTTTTTAGCTTAACTGCACCACCATGTGCGTAACTTTGGTCGGGCAAATAAGTCTTCACAAGGTTGTCCAACTCTTCTTTTGTTACGTAATAAGGCGCGGTTCCTCCAGCTTTGGTAATCGCATCTACTAAGTCTTTGTTATATTCTGGTCTGAGAGTCATTAACCCTGTGTTCTGCAGGTCACCAACCTTGCTCCAGTTACCGCTGCGCACAAAATCCTGCACAAAGGGTAGATACTCATCTTTTATTACCTTATTGCCCTCTCCCTTGATTTGAGTGATAGTTTGCGGCGCTTTAGCTAATTGCTCATCAACCCATCTATTGGCAAAATCTTTGCCTTCTTGCAGCATATCTTGGTAATCGCGAAAGTTCTCATGTATGAACTCGTCTCTAGATTTTGTCTGCACCTCAATTGTTGCATGCGACTGACCTTTTGCGTCGCGCAATGAGTATACTTTAGCTTTGCCACTTTGTATGGCATCCCAACCACCTAACCCATAAAAAGGACTTCCTCCTTTTTCCGGAGGCTCATAACCACGCACCGAATGCCCCATGGCATCAGACTCAGCAGCAAATTGCCCAGGCTTATTGAGCTGGATCCAACGAAAGTCTTGTTCAGGGTAAGCCTTGTAGAGATCGGCTTTGTTCGTTTCCTCGATGGCAAGCGCTTTTTTATTGTTGATTCGCCAAGCATTAATCTTAGCTACACGCTCAACGGCCTGCGGCACCGTGACCTTTTCAAGCTGCTGCGGAGTCAGCCGCAACGACGCCGGCAACCCCGAATTGGGGTTCATGGCGTTGGTTAGCTCGTCGATGATGTGCGAGAAGCCAAGATCAGAAGCGTTGCTGCCGCGAACCGACAGATCATAAACGGGCGTTTCAGGGGGCAATTTTGCAAGCCACGGGTTACGCGCGAGCGTGGGCTCTCCCGTTTCGCCGGAGCGGGTTTGCAGGTAGGTGCGCGCCTCTGCGGGCGTTATTGCATAATCAGTTGCGTTTTCCCAGGCCTTGGCGGTTTCGGAGGCGCTCAGTTTCGGCGTAATTTCGCCTGAAGGGTGCGTTGCGTGCCGACCGTAAATGAGATTTTCTGGCTGAACGTGCAGCGTGCCCCGCTCGGCCAGCGCACGAATAGGATCTTCCGGCGTACCCATTTCGTTTTTAACGTATTTGGTGAGCTTGGTGTTGATCCACTTGTTGAGGGCGGCGTTTTCCGTGTACATCGGCAAGTTGGCCAGCGGGTTAGGAACCTCATTACCGAAGGCGTCAGTGGCGCGGGAGGGCATGGGTTTCCTCAACGGCTCGAGCGCTCGCTCAACCGACCCGGCGAGCCAGTTGCCGCCCTTGGGCTTGATGACTCCGGCTGCTCCCAGTGCGCCAAGACCAGTAACCACGTCGGGCAAAGCAGATGCAATTTTGCTCGGCGCGGCTGCCAATCCTACGGCAGGCATGTTGGCAAGGGCCTGCCCTGTGCGGTAACCCTCGCCGCCGGGGGTAATAGGCTGAGCTCCAAACAATCCACGACCTACGTCCGCAAACTCACGCAATGGGCCAAGACCGGGGCCTTCACCATAACCTTTAAGTTGAGAAGCTCTGCGGCGTTGATCATCCGTTGCCATAGTTATCCTTAGTCATATTAAACGGCATATGGGTTTACCCTTCTTGGTCGCTCGTCATAGTCCTCGTCATCATACACCGGATCGATGTTTATGAACCCCATATCACGCAAAATCCTGAGTGCCTGTGTCACAGTATCCAACAAATCGTCATGTCGAACCTCGGGAAACGCACAAAGTTGTGTGATAAGAGGCTCGGCCCAATCTCGAGCGCAGCCCTCATTCTTCATACTTTCAGGTATGTACACACGGCCACGCTGTATGATGGGAGCCACGATATTAAGACGGGACATCTTATCGGCGTTGCCCGGGTTGTAAGCTCGAACAGGCAAACCGGCGCGCTGTAGATCTTGGAGGAGACTAATGCCTGCGGATTTGTCCTCGATCAAAATCAAATCCACCTTTTTACCATGCCCAAATTCATTGGGGTCGCCATATACAATTTGCGACTCATCGACGACCTTGGGTCTTAAGTCCGGGTATTGCATATACTCTTCCCAGCAATCGATAAGCATTACACTGGTCGGTTTATCAGGACTAGGCTTAAAGACACCCCAAACGCTGCAGGCAGTTGGATCGTTACGAGTCTTATCGCTGGTTGCGCAATCATAAGATTGCACGATATACTCAAACTGAGGCAAAGGCTTTTCGCTAGGCCAAAGCTTAAACCAATCACGTTTGACGATGCCGGATTCTTCCGGATCGATAATCTCGGCGTAGATTTCCTGGCGTCCAAGCTTTGTACCCTCATACTGGAGAATTTGCTGTTTGAATGTTGAGGCCAGATTGTGGAGATTGTCATAGGTCGATGCCGATGTGTAGATCACATCCTCACCGTCGCGGTTCACCAGGTCCACGATCAAAGGCTTTGGCTTTGGTGTAGTGGTACAAAGCAGGCGGGGGGTGTTGCCCAATCGCATGCCAAATTGAATCATATCCCAGGCATCGTCCAGATACTCCCATGCTGCCAACTCATCCAGCCAGCCACCATGAAACTGTGGGCCTCGAAATCGTGCAGGCTCCGAAGCCGGAATGCCCTTAATCAACGAGCCGTTAATAAGGTAAATCTCATGCAGGCTTCGAGTGTAGTGGTCGATGATCTCATTGGGGATGATCGACATAAGACCCGAGTCGCCCTCAAAGCATACGTCGCGGACATCCCCTGATGTTGGTGCCGAGACCAACCACCGAGTTTTAGGCTTAGTCCAAGCTTCGTTCCAGGTCCACTCGGCTGCTGCACGCGTTTTGCCCGCACCTCGTCCTGCCAGTAAAAGCCAAACACGCCACCAATCGCCTTTGGGTGGGATTTGATGCTTATTGGCGATGCGAAGCCACTTAATACGAGCTGCCAACGCAGCTTGTTGCTCAGGGTTAAGCGTATTGAGCTGAGGTGTTTGCTTAATCCGCGCAACAAACCTCGACTCAAGCTCCTGACTTATCATCCTCTTGTCTCATGCCAAGCAAATCGTCAATCAGTCTTTGTGAAAAGTCAATTGCGTGATCATGCTGAATGGGTCCATTATTCGGACCTGTGTGCTCAACTTTGGAGTTTTCGCGGTATTCGTTGGGGAACCTCGCCGCCATGGACCTTGACCAAAGTCCTGTGTTAATCCTCGGCCCGCCTTGCGTCTCAACCACATGTCGATTGGCTAAATCTTCCCAGTAAGCAAGCGCATTAAGACGTGCTTCATTCATGGCGTCTCGAAATTCCTCATGTGCGAGTTCCCAGCTATGAAGATTTTTGTACCCAATATTTAGTTTCGAAGCGATTTGAAAACGTGATAATCCCTGCTTACCAAGATCAGGAATCTTCTTACAAATCTTTGGATCATACTTTGTGGGGCGGCCAAGATAGGCACCCGAGGATGATTGCGTCTTAGTAACCATGCAAAACCTTTACGTTATGCCGATAATGTCTGGATTGTACTC